GTGATATAAGGCAGTATAGTTGACTGTGTATACCATATGAGCATAGGCTTTATATAGTCGTCTAATAACGTCTTATAATTAGCGTACTCTGTAGTTAAAATGTCACCGCTAATAACTAGCTGTTGCATTTTCTTATATAGCTTACCGCCTAAGTAGTTTTGTATGTGTAAATCCTGAGCAACCTCAATGTATTGTACAATCTTACTAGAGTCAACATTGCCTTCAATCATTGACCTTTTCTTTAGGTCTGATACGCTTATGAATAGTGCTTTCTTTGCCATTACTCCTCTTCGTCTTTAGGTTCAACTTCAGATTCTTCTGGAGACTCTTCAACCTCTACTTGTGAGCTTAGTTTCTCTCCAGTTTCTTCTTCTCTTTTTACTTTAGTAGAGATATTGTCTAATTCTGTAAACTCAATAGGCTGTAATGTTATAAAGTATAAGTCTAAATCAATTCCATTGAAATTCAATATTTCTTCTAGGGCTTCTATAATACCATCTTGTAAAGGTCTTATAATTACGTTATCCATAAGCACAGCAGCAGTTCTTAATTCTTCTGCATTGTTACCAAAACCTGTATTGTCTTTAATACCTAATAGTATAGGAGAAACAATACCGTGACCTAACATAATCTTTTCTCTAGCTTCATCAGACATAAATTGATATTGTGCATGAGCGTCAGGCAAGTGAATAGGCTCTATGTCAGCCTTTGTATCTTGTGACTCGTTAAATGCAATTATAAATTTACCTGCATTGCTAGAACCTGAGAACTTCTCATATATCTTACGCTCTAAAGCTGCTTGAGTTTCTTCAGGTGGTGTGCCATTATTGAAGTTAATCAATAAACTTGGTTGCAGACCATTCTTAATGTTGTTTATATGATAATTAGAAACCTCTTGTTCTAAGTTACAATACTGTAAACAACCATTGTAATCTACAGGGGCATAATAATAAAATCCGCTTCTGTATGGTTTTACAATATAAAGTTCGTTTTGTTGTTTCTTAGAACCGTTACCAAAAGTAGGTATTCTTTTTGGTTTATCAGTTGTTTTATATTCTGACCACTTAGGATGGTAGTAATACGCTCTTATAATACCGTTAGAGTCGCATTTCTCAGCTCTAAGAGTCTCCATAGGAAAATGTGATACTTTTAGTATTCTATTCTTTCTTTTGTTGTATGTTACTTGTATAGCAGCTTGACCTAGCATTTTGTAATCGTGAGCAATACGCTTAACTGTCTTTTTATTAAGTAACTTTCTCATTTCAAGATACTGCTCAGGTTTTTCTTCTCTATTTGTAGCTTCTAAACCTCTACCTGCAATCATATCAACAATACCATTGATACATCTAGAATTTGTTGGAGAACCCATATAATTATCTATGAGTGTCTTAAAATAGTTATTGTCTTCACCATACTTAACCCACTCCTTGTTGTATTGCTCTTCAACAACAGGGGTTTGGTATCCTGACAATTCTATTACTCTAATGTTTTTACTTTCCATTCTTAATTATATAATAATTTATTGAGGTTGAATCCAAGCTCTGTTGGATATTAAACCTGTGTATCTGTCTTTCTCTACAAAGAGCATAGGCATTTCATAAAAGTTTAACTGATATACTGGGTCGTATTTTTGAGCTAAAAGCTGAAAATAATATCTACTTGGTGAGTTTTGAACGTACTCAGACTGCATAGCATCTTCAGTAGCTATTTGTTTATGAAATACTCTTTGAGTGTTAGTAGACTCTGTACTAACAAAAATCTTACTTCCAACAGGAGCTATAGTGCTATCCTGATTGTCAATAGGTAATCTATGACTGTGTCTTTCGACAGCAGTATTTACTTGAACTAATGCGTTTGTGTAATTTACAAACCCAGAACCTTCATAAAATACAGTTGTATTATGAGATAGTATACTCTCTATCCAAGTTTTTCTATCCTCAAAAGTAGTACCTACACTTGGTGAATTAGGTGCACTACCATATGTATATACTCTATACATTTCAGAGAATCTAATATAGTTAGCAGACGTATCTTCAACGTGTGTTACAATACCATCTGTACATTTTATTAGTTGCCAAGTACTTCCGTTCTTGTATATAAAATGATACCTGCTTAAATCATCTACATCAGCAAATGAATCTTCAAAGTCTGTTAATGAAGTTCCTGACTGGTCTGAATATACGCTATCTCCAACACTAAATCCATATGAAGAGTCTTCTACATATATTGTTCTTTCAAAGTTAGTTATAGGTAATGAATTCTCTTCTCTTAACCTTAAAGTAGTTATTGTTTCATTTAACTGATTGTCTCTACCGTTTATAAAGTGAGCATAAGGTCTTTCACCTATATTGTTACCTACAGGGTCGTTCCCAAAGTCCCTAGATAAATGATTTACTAAGTCTGGGTTTCTGCCATCTAAAAACTGTGCAGAATAACCATAGAAGTTTCCATTATTAGCATTAAAGTCATAGTCATATACAGTTATAGCCTCTAATGATGATGGTGAACTGTTAAACGTTCCGTATTCAGCAGAACGAACTTTAAAGTCTCCGAATGTTTCCTCTACTGATTGAAGGTATGTATAGTTATTACCTAACTTCATTTCACCTCTACCATTATTGTTAGTATCATAAACAACAGAGTTATTTGTAGATTCAACTATAGTATCATCGTTAAGGTCTGTAAGTAAAGACTTACCTGCTAACGCACTTTGAGGTATAATTGTTGTAGAAGAGCTTGAACCAGTTTCTTCGTTATTAGAACTAGAACCAGAACCAGAGCTAGAACCAGAGCTGCCAGAAGAACCAGAGCTAGGGCTGTATCCGCTAATATCATCTTCACCGTATGAAGTTGCATTGTCTGCATCAGTATCATCTGGAGCTTCGTATATGAAGTAATCATCTTCATTGTTATATGCTATATAATCATTAGCAGTATTCATCTCACCACTAAATCTAACAATATCTCTATACAAAGGAATATTGTTATCATACAATATAACAGAAAGAGTTGTTGTTTCTTCTATTGAGTTTAAGAAGTCAACATCGCTTAGTGTAACCACTAATAACTCGTTTTGAGTATAGCTAAAGCTAGAGGCTTGTATATGCTCTTTAGACTCTTGATTTATTACAGTAACAGATGTTCCAGAACCTTCTCGTCCTGTAACATTTAATGTAATGGTTGGTAAGCTATTTACGTCTGCTATTGTCATAATATTATAACAACAAATAGGTGTTTTTGTTTTATTTAATAAAAAAAGGGCTCTGTGTTAAACAGTAGCCCTCCTTTGTTAAAGATATTTAGTTATTATGGGTTAATAACTGTTGTGTTTACGTCAAAGTCTAATCCAGCTCCTACTATTGCAGAATCTACAAAGTAAGCAGGCTCTTTTTCTTTTCCTTCAAATGTAATGTTGTAACCATTCAAGTCTCCCATTGCACCACCAGTAGCAGTACCTACAGAAACTTCAACACCATTTTGAGCACCAGCTAAACGGAAGTTACCGTTGTAATCCTCAATTAAGATATGTGGTCTTCCATAAGAAAGTAATTTAAGAGCTTTTTGAGTAGCAGCATCTTGTTTTTTAAGTGCTATTGTTCCACTCTGAGTCCAGAAAGAAGTTCCATTATCTCTTGAGTTCTCGTTAGTTTCCTCAAAAGTATTGTTATCTCCTCTTAGCTCGAATTTGTAAACAACAAGGTCAGTTGTTAATGCTGTAACTTGCTCATCAGAATCTAAGTTCGCAAGTACATCAGCGAAAAGTCCAGAAACGAAGTTTGCAATGTAGATGTTTCTTAATCCACCAACACTCTCTTTACACGCTTCTGTTCTTCCAGTTGCTATATCACAAGGCATAATTTTATATTTTTATTAGTTAAACAAAAAAGGGGATGGGATAGACACCCACCCCCTATATATTAAATGAACAGTTTATTAAGCGTAATAAACAATCTCTGCACCAAATCCGTACTGGATACCAGCAGTAAATCGTGCAATTACTCTTACGTTCTGAGAACCATCAAGGTCAGCCATATCTAAAACTTTTACTTGGTTTAAATCAGATAAAACACCTGTACCGAAGTATAAGTTTGAAGACTGAGCAGCTACCATTTTGTCATCTCCAAGACCGTTAGCCATAAAGATAGAGATTCCATCGAAAGATAACGCTCCGTTGTCATACCATTGAGTACCTTTGTTGTCAGTACCAGCGTTTGACGTTGCAGCAACACTAAATCCACCTAAAGCTCTCACGTAAGCCTTCATAACGTTTTTAGAAACGTATAATTTAAGGTCTTCTTTTCCGTAGATAGCAGAAGGAATAGCGTCTACTACTTTCCCCATCTCTTCAATAACGTTAGCAGCAGTAACAGTAGTTCCAGTTACGCTATTTACAGTTCCATCAGCAGCAAATAAAGTAGTAAATCCATCGAACTGTCCAGCAGTAGCGTTAGCTCCGCTCCAGATAGTGCTTTCCATTTCTTCAGCTACTTTAGCAGCAACGTGAGCTACTAAATAATCAGCAAAAGATGGAGGTAAGCTGTCAAATGCAGAATATCCCATAGAGATAGCATCCCAGTCAGAACGAAAATCGTCTTTACAAAGTTGTAAGTTAACTTGGAAAGTTTCTGGCTCAAGAATTCTTTCATCAAGAGTTACAGAAGAGCTGTCTGTAAAGTCACAAGTGTCATCAGCAATCAAAGTACCTGTAGCAAGTGATTTTATAACAGCTTTAAATTTAATGTTTGGTTTAACGCTTACACCACCATTTTCAATAGTGTTAGCAGATAATAATGCAGCAGAGATAAAGCCTTGCAATTTCTCACCAGCATAAGTTGTAGTAATAGTTGTTGTAGTTGCCATTTTTATTTAAAATAATTAATTATTAAACATTTTGTTGAACACTCTGTCTTTAGTAGTCATTGGTCTGTTTCCACCTATAACAAATCTAGCTTTACTTTCTATGCCAGACTCAGGAGAGTGAGAAATTTCTTCAGCATCTTCTGATAAATCAACATCAGAGCTTAATTCTGCTGGTACTTCTTTTTGGTATTCTTCTTCTTTTTTCATAAGACCTTCGATAACATCCATAAATTCTTGTTTCATCTTTGATAGGTCTTCTTTAGTTGCGTATTCTGGAGCAGCAGCTTCTTCTTCTACTACCTCTTCTTCTACGACTTCTTCTTCAGCTAGCTCAGTAGTTTCTTCTACTACTTCTTCGCTAACTTCTTCTTGAACTTCTTGCTCAACATTTTCTACCACTTCTTCAGAAGATAATTCCTCTTTAACTTCCTCAACAGGAGTCTCAGATACTTCCGCCTCAGTAGATAGAAAAACATTTTGCAGCTTTTCTAAAATTTCTGTAGCTTTCATAAATTAAAGGTTTTTATATTAGTATAACAATTAAATTAAAGTTTATTTCATTTTTAAGGGTTTGCATTCTCGCATTCTGTGCAATCACTATAAGCAACAGATACGGTGTTTATATGTATACCCTCTGAATGATGAGTGTCTAGAACTGTATAACAACCATTGTGGTTATTTTCTAGAGTAAAATAATATGTCTGTCCAACAGTTAACTGACTATCGTGTATATGCACGTGACTTACGTGAGAATCAGAACACCTTTGTATTCTGTATCCATGCCAAGTTTCAACAAAATGAGTCCCTGTTATATTTCCAATTCCTTGTTTCCAGTAATCAGCTGCATTGCAATCCTTGCAGCAGCTTATACAGTATGTATTCTTGCACTTGCAATACTTTGCTCTCATTTTTTACTTGATTTAGGATGTTTAGCTGGTAATAAATCGTAATCAGTAGTATACTTAGCATTTTGCGGTTTACCATTCTTTACTAAATACATAAAAGCGTTGACTCTTGCGTGTGCCCATTGACTTGCTGATTTTACGTTTGGAGAGTGGCTAGTGTTAAACGCACCTAGTCCTCTTTGAAATACAGATGCTAACATACCAACTGTTACGCCATATCCAAGCTTTTCTTTATATTTCTTATTAAACTCATCAGCTTTTTTTTGCAAAGCCTTTCTGTCTTTTTGAGACACCTTAGCTCCAGTCTTACCAGAAGCATCACCCTTAGCACTTCCTTCACCTTTTGGGTTTTTATTAGGTGTATCTGATTTAGGTGCTTTAGGACTACTCTTAACACCACCTTTAGGTCCTACTTCAGCCATCTTCTCAGAGTCTATCTTTTTTAGCTTACTGATAGCCCAGTTAACTCCAGCAGAGCCACCCCAAGCATCCCACATAAGACCACCGCATCCTTCAGAATAAGGTACGTCTTTGTGTTGTTGATGTCTTTTAAACGATGCCATTCTAGCAATCGTTGAGCGACTCAAGCTAGCACCTCTAGCTAGTTGAGCGGCTCTTGTCCAACCTACACTTGTCCCACAAGAACTACCATTCTCTTTCTTCCATTTTAAAGCTCTCTTAGCATTGTTTCTAGCAGCCTTTGGATAATCACTATAAGTTTTTAATTCTACGTTATTATACGCACTTAAAATCTCTTCTATCTCATATATCTTAGCTAGGTCTTCTGGAGACAGTTCTTCTTCAACGCTTTCTTTAGGACCGTTTTGATTTTTGTCACTAAAGAAACCTTCTATGCTAAATCCTTTCACCTTTTCAGTCTTAATAAACTCTTCCCAAATCTCATCATTATTTACCTTAACTGAAACCATCCAAGTTCCTACAGGCATATTAAGATTGTATTTTCTAGACTTATCTTGTATTTCGTCTTCTATTATCCAAGACTCTACAACAGATAAACCACCTAGCTCTACTTCGTGTTCTAAAGTTGAGTTATTCTGCTTACCCCTTGATAGAAAAAGCTGTGATGCTTTTCTTACAGTATCTTCTGAGAAATGTATGTAGTATTCTTTATCACCATTTCTTCTGTATATCTTCTTGTTAGGAATTAAAGCAGCTCCCATTAATATACGCTTTTCAGAGTTTACCTCAGCAAGTTTTATTTCCTGTGATTTAAGAGCTATAAAATCCTCTTCTATTGCTGGATTTTCAACGATAGAGATAGCCTCTATGCCACCCCATTCATTTTCCTCGTCTATGAATAATTCAAATATATCTAAGTCTTCCATAATATTATAACAATTAATTTTCTTTTTATTTCTAATCTTCTCCTCCAAATGTAGCGTCAGACTCTATCATATTGTCTAGTTGCTGTTGAGACGTGATTTGAGAACTAACTACATATGCTTGAACAGGACCTTGACCGAATTGACCTCCAACAGTTTGTGCTAACTGGTCTTGACCTGTAGAGCCTACTAAATTAAAGTCAAAGGTTCTTCCGCCGCCTTCATCTCCTGCTCCACCACCGCCACCAGCACCACCTCTAGATTGTAATGTAGTTGCTGCGATTTTAGCAATAGATATGGCAGAACCTATGTTATTTTTAAGTATTCTTTTCTTGCCTAAAGCACCAGCAGTAACAGCGTTTGCTTTAGCTAACTTAGCGGCAGGTAAATTCTGCATTAATGTATAACCAGCAGCTGCGGCGTAATAAGCACCTTGTTCTTGAAGCATATTTGTTGTAATCTGAGCATTAGCAGCTTGTGTTTTTATTATAACACCTGCTATAGCAGAGCCCTTTTCTAAAACCAAAGCAGCTGTAGCTAAAGCTTCATTTTCTCCAGCAATACCTTTAAATATATTACCTAGACCCTGTACCCAAGAAACATACTCCATATTTATATTTCTCTTAGCTTCAATCTTGTTACGCTCTAGTTCTATCTCTTGCTCTGCTTGGCTCATCTGAAATGCGTGCCTTTCTCCAGCAACCATTTGTTCTGCTTCCAATAGACTAAAGCCCTCATTTGTTAGGTTTTCTATCTTTCTTTGTAGGTCATTCTCAAAGTTTTCCTGTTCAGCAGCCATTCTCTGTCTAGCCATTTCGTTTTGACCCTCTATATCTTCAGCACCTACAGCACTCATAGGTCTGTTTAAAGCTCCTGCTCCTGTCCCAGCTCTAAGTGAGGCTAATCTACTTTCGTCAGCTTTTATTCTTGCTAGTCTTTGATTTACTAGTTCTTCCGCAAACTTACGCTCTAACTCTAGCATCTTAACTTGTCTTTCAGCAGTTTGCTTAATACCTAAAGCAGTAAGTGCCTCTTGATACTCTTCTTCTGCTTGTATTTGACTATCATTCCATACTTTTCTAGCTTGAGCTTTCTGCTTGTCAGTCTTAGCACTTTTCATGAAATCATCAAAACGTTGCTTTTGACGTTCTAAGAACATATCTCTTCTTCTCTTTACATCATCTCTTTCATAACGCTGTCTTATGTCCATTTTCTTGAGCTCGTTTTCCTCAAGCATCATCTCTTGTTTTTTATAGCTATCAAGTATTAGCTTAGACATATCTAGTAGTTGCTGTTTAAGAATTCTATTTCTTGTGCCAGAACCTGATTTTTTAGAGTCTCCAAATAAATGCTCTAGAACTATTCCATCTTTATCGTCTTGTTTTGCAAGCAACATATTATAAAGCTTAGTATATTGCTCATCAAATTCCTTAATATCTTTTGCGAATCTTGCTCCTGCCATCATTTGAGCTGAAGGTCCTGTAGGATTAAATATAGCAGCAGTCTTTTCCATAAATGTAGGGTCTACTCCCTTTACAACAGTCTTGACGAAATTTTGCATAACTTCCTCAGTTTCCTTAAGAACAGCTTTAGCAAAAGCAACTTCCTTCATTGTTGTAATCATCTCCGATATTTTAGAGTTGAAAGAGTCTAAAGCTATTGTACCGTTGTCTATGAATCCATTAAGTTCTTCAAATTCAGTTCCTGCTTTTTGCAGAGCTAAAATCTTATCTTCTAATGCTACATTACTGTCGTTTACAGCTTCTCTAAGCAAATGAAGTTTAACTACGTTTTCTGTTAATGATTGTGCCTCTAATTCCCCTAATTGATTTTTTGTTTCTTGAATGTTTTGTGAGAAGTAATCAAAAGCCGCAATAACAGCTTGAACAGCTATTAATATACCAAGAGGACCCATTAATGCAGAACCCATAGCTTTTAATGCAGCACCTGCCCCTCCAGCTTGTTTAGCCATAAACGCAAAGTTAGATGCTAATTGCTGTAAGTTGTTGGCAACACCTCGAATACCATAAGGAGCATCTGATATAACACGACCAACTTCAAGAACTGATGCTGTAGCTCCACCTGCTGCGGCAGAAGCCCCAGACATAGCTTTACCTAACTTATTAAAGTCATTTGCAGCTACATTTATATTTCCAGAACTCTGAATCTTGCTTATATCAACACCCAGTTGTTTTGCAGCTTGAGATGCCTGTTTTGCTGTTATTTTTATTTTATCAAAACCCTTTTCAAGTGACTTAAGCTCTACGTTACCTTGCTTGTCAACTTTGATTTTAATATTTATACTTTGTTCTGCCATTATTTACGTTTTAGTATGTTTCTAAATTCTTTCCAGCTTTCTGGTCTTTTGTATTTGCCTTTTGCTATATCTATATCCTCGTCTCCTACTAAGAAGTCATCAGCGTTTAATAAGTCTATTAGTGCTTTTAATGATTCCATATTAACTTAATTTACTTTCTGTTCTAGTCATTAATTCTAAATCAGCCTTACCTGTATTTAAGTTTAGCTTCATTTTATTTATTCCGTAAAGCCTGTTGTTTATTATTATCTCATCATCTAAGGTCATCTTAAGTATTATACTAACTGGTAAAAACGCTTTTGCTTTTACTATTCTAGACCTTCTATTGTAAATATCTTCTACATATTCTTTGTAATAAGTGTCAAATAAACTCTTTGTGTTTTCTACTTGATGAAATTCATCTACTTCACTACCAAAGTTTATAGACTGCTCTTCTACCAAAAGACTTCCGTTATAGTAAGACCTAGTATTTGAAGGTCTTATGTATTGAGTTAAAAACGAAGTGTCATAAGTTGAGTCACCGTTATCCCATAGTATTACACTAGGAGAATTACCTGAAGGGTCTGATGATAAACTTTGTTTTATAGCGTAAAAAAGTAGAGGCTTAATATTAACTGGGTCTTGGTTGTCATTTACAAGCCAACCCCATCCAATATTAGTATTAGCACCTCCAGTTTGATTAGTACTTCTTTCATACATAACTTTCTCAAACTTATTCTTAACGTTATAAGTTCCTCCATCAAATGCCAGAGTATTAAATATCTCTGTGTTTTGAGATAGATTATTCATCTTCTCATTACCAAACTCATCAGAAGTTATGTTGTTTGAATTTAAAACAGCAAATGTGCTAGGCTTTTCAAACTCAAAGTTTATTACAGAATATAAGTTTGTTCTATTTAGATTTATAGCATCATTATCTATATACTGTGTTAAGTCTATTTGCTGTCCTTCATCATAGTAGTCATTTAGTGTTTTGACTACTATTTCATCATTGTAAAAGTAAGCTACTAAATTAAATGTTTTAAATAGTGAAGTAAGAAAGTCAATAACTTTAATGTCTGGCATACTTCCTATTGCATTAAACTTAAGAGTTTCTCCTGCTAATGAATACTCAGAAGTCTCTGTTGTGGTTACAAATCCACTACTTTCTACATACTCTCTTGTTGTTCTCTCTATTGATAATGACTGACCGAAATTACCAACATTCTCCCCTTGTATTTTAAATTGTAAATTTCTTACAATTTCCTCACGAATAAACCCACTTCCGCTCTCAACATTAAATACAAATGTAGTACTTAATCCTCCTCCGCTTTGTTCTAAGTACTCAGTACCTGTATTTGTATCTGTTACAGCAACACTATATACTGAACTAGGATATAGCGTTTGAACTGTGTAGGTAACTTCATATTTCTGATACCCAACATCAGAACTTCTAACCGCATTCCAAGTTGTTAAAGGTCTTAGGTCATTTCCAGAGTCTAATGAGAAGTCGTCTATATCAGTAACAACAGTTCCAGCAGTACCAGAGTATCTGCCAGATTCTTTACTTAACAACATATACAGCTCATAGAATTCTAAGTTTGTAGTAGAAAAAAAGTCATCACTAAATGTTAAACCGTATCTTTCTTCTATTGCTTTTATTATATGATAAATTCTTATACCAAACTTTAAGTCAGCAAATATAACTCCTCTTGGAGTGTTTGTCTCTGATATATTTAAGTTTCTAGATGCACTAGCTCCTTCTGCTGGATTTGGTGATGGAACTGTACTATCGTAGAAATAGTAATCTCTAGAACTTATAAAAGGAACACATAAGTCTCCAGCATGAGATGTTCCTGTATTATTTACAAGAGTACCTCCAACTAGATTATATCCATTCTTTAAACCAAACTTAACATTGTCTGATGTGTATGGTAGACTAAATTTATTTAGATAACCTGTATTTAAGTCTTTTAGTTTATCGTCAGAGAATAGTTGCTTAAGACCTACTGTTTCTCCATAGAATACTATACTATAGTTCTTAGCCTTATTCTTTTTTAGTGAAGCACCTTTTAGAGTTATTCTTCCTTTTTTGTAATCTACTCCATTTATTTTTATAAGACCCTTTACTTTTATTCTAGCATCAAAACCATTTATTATATCCCAGTTATAATAGTGAGAGAATATAAAGTTATTGTTCTTAGAAGCTGGAACTTTAAATTCCTGTGTAAACTCAGTAAATACCTTTCCTATATCTCTAGCGTCTTTTATAGAGTTATTTATGTTTATATCTTCAAATTCGTATAAATCAATTCTATTATATTCGCCAGCATCTGAAGAATCTAATTTTATGTATAGTTCTACGTTTCTTCTCATTAATTTATTGAATTTATCTTGTCAAACGCAAATTCTAAATCTATCTCGTAGTTTATTAATTTATCATTTAATTGTGTTTTATACTTTATTGAAGAAGCCTTTATGTTAGCAGGAAGAGTTACGTTATCGTACTCAATCCATAAAGCCTCACTAAGCATAAGTTGTCTAAATATTTCATTATATGATTCTCTATAGAATCCTGAACTCAATCTTAATGATTCCTTTCCTGATACATATATGTTTCTATATTGATGATTGCTTGTGTCATAAGTAGTGTTGTATACTCCTCCAGAATCTTTAACAGAACTTAATACAGAACTTCTATAAGAATCTGTTTCTACGTCCATAGATAAATCGCTTCTTTTGTAGAACCATAAATCTTGTAGTGCACCAAACTTATTTATAAACGTTAGTTTGTATGGCTCGTATTTACATTCATCAATACTTTCTACGTCTATTATCTCAACACTTCCATCATATCCTGTTATGTATATTTTTTGTACAGGGTATATAGTATATAATCCTTCAAAACTCTGGAAGCAAGAACTATCTTCAAATATTCCACCATCCATTAATACTCTTTGCATAAAATCATCAGCACCATTAACTACATTGCTTACATAAAGTATTTGCTCATCACAAAATGTAGAAGTTCCAATATCTGCTGAATATATAACATCTCCATTATAAACAAACTGAACAGAGTCTGTAGCGGCTCTTAACACAGGTATTCTTACTGGAGAGTCATCTGGCTTTGATATGTATGTATTAGATTGCATAAGTGGCTTTTCTAATACAGGATTGTATCCATCTTCAAAATAACCATAGCCATCAAATCCAACAGCTAAGTCTGATGGAGCTGCAAATTCAAAATCTATTAATGTAGATGCATTTGTTGTTTTGTAAGTTCCGTTAAAGTTACTAGGCACAAAATCCCTAACCAAAGGACTTATATCTGATAATGCTAATTCATTTACTAAGGTTACTGTAGATTCAAATAAGTTTTCATTGACAGGGTTTGAAATCCATAGCCTATCATTGTTTATGTCTAATGTTAGTTGAAAACTTGATGCAGTAGCGTCTTGCCTGCTTACATAGTAAGGGCTTCTTGTTAAGATATTATTAAAACTTCTATTTACAGTTCCAGTAGTTGCAGTTATAGCTCCTGTTGTATTAGAGCCTCCAGCTTGAACTACAGAAAATGTTAGCTTGTTGTTACCTAGAAAGAAGTTTTGAGTTGTAAAACTTATTACAGCACCGTATGCAAGAAGCTGTAACTTACCACCATTTGTAGTTATGTTGTCACCGCTAATTAAATCTCCAGCAAAAGATAATAATGATTGAGAGAGTTCAGGAAAAACAGGAGCTGGGTATGTAGCTGGAGAAGTCCAAGTTATTGAATTACCAGCAGAGTCTGTAATTATTATTGTATCTCCTATTGTAAATTCAGATGTAACATCTATTAGTACTTTATTGTATGTTATTGTCATTACTTTTTGTTTATTTCTTGATTCATTTCTTGAATTATCTCATCTATTGTTTGCTTAAATGCATTTGTAATCTCTTCATCTATTTTGTTCTCTATAGCGTAGAATGCTTTTTGTATAACTTTACTTCCAGCCCAACCACTATTG